TTTTCTATTTATACGCAAGTTCTGATTCTTTGTTTCCGGACCACAAAATAATTCCATCGTAGTAGTCTCTTAATTCGTAGTCTCGAATATCAAAATTATTGATCTTGCAAGATTCGATTAGGCAATTGATTCCTGGACGAATATCCTTAAACCAACCAACTTGTTCACCGTTTTTAACTACTACGACTGGGATCATTTTTGATTAACCTTCTTTAGTACTTCAATAGATTCTTTATAATCAGAGTGAGCTAGAATCATTTCTTCTAATTCTAATTCAACTTCATCTATAAAGGAATCTATAAACGATAGTTCATCTTCGGTTAGACTATCTAACCATTTTACTATATGTCTGTATTTTCTTAAATCTAAATTAGGCTTGGACATTTGATTTCATAGCTGGAATAAATCCATACTGAGAAACCACGTCTTGAGTCAAGTTTTTATATAGTGAGTTCAATTTCTGATCCTTGATCGCTATCAGCAGTTTAGCTTCTGACGGGTGAATGCTTTCGAGCAATTGGATGAATAGTTGTTCTTTCCTCACTTTGGCTAGAGGGCGTTCCTTTGTGAAGACGTACCATCTGCGAATTTCTTGAATGAAGTTACCGCGAGTCATTCCAATGGGAGCTGGATCAGGCTTGAAAGGAGGGTCTCCTTCCGGAAGTTCAAACTTCTTCTCGGGTATGAACGCGTACTGAAACAGTAACTTTAGAGCGATGTTGTCGGTATACTTTTTTAGATTGCTCGTATCTTTATTTACCTCTTCGAGGATTTCTGTCATGTATCTTGTAGCCATGATGACTCCTAAAAATCTTCAATTTCATTTAGAAGCAACCGACACTTGTTCTTGATTAGATAACTCATCACTGAATTTAGATCGCCGGTTGGCTTGCTTTCGTACTCATTGAGTACCGCACTCTTTATATATTCAGGGATGTGAGAGAAGTCGATGAGAGTCTTATTGCGAGAATAGTTTCGACGTTCCTGATCGTTCTGACAAGCGTCGAATCCACGCTTGAGGAACTCTTCCAGCCTTTTAGAAGTCACAGACTTTTGACGAGTGCCAGTGACGAACGTATCGTCGGGACTTAGGATGTTGGGAATACCATCATCGCCAGCTTTAACGATGTGCTCGATCATGTAGGCCGCAGGATCGGGACACTTCACTAGCTTCTTCTGCATCGGACTAAACTGCTTCACGTTGTCGTACTTCTGAAGTTGCTTGAAGTCTCCGTCAGAAGAGATGATCATGACGGGTTGGTGTTGTCCAAATTCCTGTGTGTTCTCCGTTAGTACTGCGATAACGTCGTCAGCTTCGGCACCTTCTACTCGAATTACTCGATACGGGAAGTGTGACTTCAGATCATCGCGAATCTCATTCAAGCATGTAAAGATTAGATCCCAATTAAGAGGAGAGTCTTCACGAGCTTTCTTACGATTCGCTTTATAGAATGGAAAGATGCTTTTGCGCCAGTAACCCTGACCATCACAAGCTATGATGAGCTCACCAAACTCTTTGACGTACTTTTTCTTGTACGACTTGATTGACGATAGAGCGACGTGACGAATCAAGTTCTTTACGTCTTCTTCGCCGCCTTTTTTGAGGTCACTTGAAAAGGTGAGAATGGAAGCCAAACACACCTGAGAATAATCTAGAAGAATCATTTATTGCCATCCAATTTGACGGAGAACCTTAACGTAGCAGTTGCAGTCAGAGTTATACTCTACAGTTTCCTGATACACGGGACGAGGAGGTGGAAGAGGAATAACTCTTGGCTGAGGAACAATTATAACAGGTAGTTGTCCCTGTGCAATCAATTCTGCTTGACGCTGTTCAGCCTTTGTCATTCCAGCGGCATGACCAAGACCGTAGCCAATGACTGCACCAATCACTGCGCGCTCAACCCAACGGTGATCTCCATGGTGATGACCGTGCCGACCGTGACCATGTTGAGCGGAAGCTGCGAAAGCCAGAGTAGAGAGCGCTGCTGCGAGAATAAACTTCTTCATTTTAGACCACCTTGAGGATTACACATTCCCCGTTGATTCGACCGTTGACCGCTGCATCCTTCGTCTTAAGATTTTTGAAGAAAGTTGCAAACGTTTTCTTTGCCATGCTAATCACATCCTTAACTTGTTCCGGTTTGCGGAGAGTCTTAGACGATGAGTTAGACACATCATAGTTGAGCAGGGAAGTACCCTTCACCGACAGCTTTTGTCCATCAAGGGCGCGGTAAGCCTGCAACTTCTTATATTTAGTATTGAAAATCCATACTTCAGATGCTCCAACCAAGTTAACTGGATGCACAGACTTGATGCCGAGTTCAGCGTACTCAGGCATATACTTAACCTTAGCCGCGAGAACAGACGCCGGCTTTTCCTTGCGTGCTCGAGGTTTGCGAACAGTCTTTGCAGACACAGCTTGTTGAGAGCATGCAGTAGAGATAGACTTCAACGCAGTGATCAACTTACGAAGCTTGATTTTCTTGACATTGGAGTAACCCTCCACTAGTTGCTTGTCCTTTCCAAGTTGGACTTCTTCCAGTTCAGCCAGCATCTTTTCGAACTTAGCTGGAATCTGCTTAGCCACTGCAGACGAGACGTTGAGAGACTTCAGCAGAGATTCAACATCTACTTCCTTGTCCTCAATGAGGAGTTCGTCTAGCATGCCGTGTAGTTCACCAACTGCGTTAGTCAACGCTTCTTCGTTCTTGTCAACCTTTGGCTTCATCGGCCTTTCGGTCACAGTCTTAATCTGTGACGTAGGCTTTGTCGAGTTAGCCAGAGCGATGAGTTCCTTGATCCTCTTGTCGATGAATTTGAGTTCCTTGGGTTCAAGGTGTTGATCGCGTTCCTTGAGTCGGCAGATTACACCAAGCGAAGTGAACTCGTAATCCTTGAGGTCTTCAAGCAACTTAGCTTGATTTTTGTTCTTGCGAGAGATGTAAGCCATCGCCCACTTGCGCTTAGTCTTATTGTCTTCGGCCGCGTTGTAGTGGTTGAGAGCTCGCATCAGATCGATCTGATAGTTCAGAGGATTGATCTCAGGTTCACCAAAGCCCTTACCAATACCAAAGACTGCGTTGGCTTTGCTGGCAGCCTCACGGCGCTTGACTGCACGCTTTTCACGGGCGGTTGGCTTTTCTACTTTGTCTTTTGGTTGCTTTGTTGCCATAGGATTTTCCAGTTGATAGAGCTATTATACACCGTAGACGAATTAAAGTACACGGCGCCGGAAGTAGTTTACTGTTCTTATCAACTACTTCCGGCGCCAGCTGGTCAGAATATATTATTCTGGATTTACAATGGATTCATATAGTTCTTCAAACTCCTCAAATTCCTGCTGTTCTTGGGAATATGATTGCTTGTGATATATTCGAGCCATTTTATTTAGAGTTCTTTTGGGAATATCGAATTCTTTTGAAAGATCAGCGATTGTTTCCTTAATCAAATCCTTTTCTGCGGCAATTCTGTAATATGAATTAGAAATTTCCGCTAGCATCTTCTTGATTTTAGAACGATCTGTTTCGCTTGAGATACTCATCAATTGCTCCATTGAATATTGGTAATGTTTTCGGGAAGAAAAGAACGCCATTCACCTTTATCTAAATCAAAAGCTGGAATAGAAGTAGTGAATTCACGAATTCCGCGTGGTTGAGATTCCTTCGGAATAATACTCATATTGCGAGTACACTTCATCTTGCGCGATTCACCATTTTTCTTGGTAAATTCAATCGTTACAGTTTTTTCACTTAGATAATTGGTAAACCAAGAATTAAATTCACTAGAAGACACTAACTCTTGAAGAGAAAAGTTAGGATTAAACTTCGAAAGTGAAATAAAATCGATCGGTGAATTGCTAGTCATTTATTCTCCGTAATAAAGTTCATGATATCATCAAGTTGATTTTCAGTCAAATAATATTCAACTGTACTAGAATGACTTTTTGATTCGGTCGAGTCATTCTTACTAAAGGTCAACTTATATGTTTGATCAGCAATTTTAGCTAATCCAAGGTCGACCGAATACGTGTCATAGTAGGATAAAGTCAGGGTACCCATATCACATCCACCTTTATGATTTCTTGCCCTTGAGCGTATGATTTTGCAGTTGACTCGCTTGGGAAAACCTTTGAAGTGATTCCGCCAAGCTCGTTCATGAATTCATTCTTGACCATGTAGCCTCTCTTCATACCCGGAGAGAGTGACACCGAAACGTCATCTTCTATCTTAACTTTTGCCTTAAGTAGTGCTGGCACTTTTCGTTCTCCTGTCAAATTCATAGAGTCTCCATGATGCTATAGGTTGATTATAGCACAGTTCTGATTTAATGTAAAATATCATATGATTTTGATTCCTACTCCAGTGGAGGGGTTGATCTTTTCAATTCCAATGCTATCCTTAACTCCAATGTAACTAGATATCCTGACGTGAGCATCCTCTCCAGGAATATCGTCTTCTATGATCTCGGTGACAACTTGATCTTTTACTACTTCAATTTCAGGTTCAATGATGGGTTCTGGTTCTACTTTCATTGACTCATTTGTTTTACTGACTTCTGAAGTTTCGGTATAATGTATCTCTGGTTTCAACGGTGAATTAGATTTTTCTAGTGCTTTATTGAAGGCTATAAACAACAGCACTGCTAGAGGATCAAACACTACGATGATCAGTATGATAACCCAAACAACTGCTTTCTCTAGAAGTTCTACGCTAGTCTCTCCATAGATGAAAGAGGCAATGTACTTGATAGGACCAACTTCCGCTTCAATCTTACGAACCTCAGCTGCTATTGGAGCCCTTTCTTCAGTAAGAGTAGTAATCTTCTTCTGTTCGGCTTCAATTTCCTGAAGCAGTCTAGCACGTTCCTTGGACTGGCTTCTACGGATTTGTACGGCTTTATCGGCACCCGTCTCCGTAGTGCTTCTTGCCATGACTTGGTCCACAGCCTCATCCAACTGTTGGAGAGCTTTGCGATTCGCATCTATATTATCCTTAGATATTTTTATCTTTTCATCTAGTATCGAAACTTTTGCAGCGACGTTGCCGGTCACAGCTCCCTGCTCACTGTGAGCCTTTGATAGGTAGCCAAATATACCTAACGAGGTGATAAGCATAAGAATGAACACAGCGGCCATGAAATACGACTTGAGTAATTTGGGAGCAGTATTCCAATTGCGCTGCAGCCATGAGACAGTTACTATCTTTGCTAACTCTAGAGTAGATCCCATGATAGCTATAGGCACAGGTGACGCCGCAAATATCGCTATCAGACCTATGACGGAGTAGTACGCCGCTATAGAAGACAGCGCAAACGCAGTGAAGAATAATAAGTATGTCATAGCTTTACGTGAGATCTGTGTACTCTGCAGTTGATGATTCCGTTGTACCACTCAGTTGGCTTCTCTAGAACTAGGTGAGCGAACTGTTCCTTAGCCTCTAGATAGGAGGCTGTGCCTTTATTTATGCACAAATGCAAAACCTCTCGAGTGAAGTTTCCTTCACCCAGAGAGGCTACGTCTTTCTTAAGTTCTTCGGAAGAAGACCAGTAATCTTTCCAATCAGAGTCGACTAGTGATCGCTTCTTCTTTCCCTTAGTGATTTTTGTCTTCTTAAACTTGAAGAGTTTCTTTCCGATGTACTTCTTTCCACTAACTAAGTTGGTGATAAGGTATACGAAAGCTAGATTGTTTCCTATAGTCTCTTCAGTTAGTTCCTCACCCTTGTATTTCCACATGACCATTACCACTTGATGTAATGGCATATTTATTCGTGATGGGTGCACCGTCAGGAGTGTAGGACATGTCCTGATAGTTGTACGCCCACTTCTGATCGTACTGGTTGCTAGTCGTGTCTTTAGTAGTCACGGTATAGAAGAATGGACCCTCCCAAGACTTGGGAGTAGCTGGAATGTACGCGGGTTGTGGCGAGGAAGTCTTCACTTCCTCGAAAGATCCGTCTTCATAAAACACAATCACTCTACTAATCTTCTTCGTCATCATATTCTTCCTCTTCATAAATGTCGCCCCCACAGAAGGGGCAATAGGCCACGTCGGAAGAGTTATAGTCGTTCTCTTCCTT